TATCCTGATTGTTCAAAGGTTGATGTTGCTCCAAGATAATTTAATGTTTGAGGAGTAATTGCTAAAGAAGCTCCTTGTTTTATTGTAATTGCCGTATATCCAAGATCTAATACTGGAATTTTTGCAGTGCCTCTTGGAAGCGTAATAAGCTTATACTTCATGATTTCCATATCATTAGGATATGCTTGAATAATTGGCATCGCTTCAATAGCCTCACCATAAAATGCAGATCCTGATGGGTGGGTGGGGTTATATAGAGTATAATCGATCTCATCATCAGCTAAAGAAAACTGAGTAATTCTAAATGATCCATCATTTCTGGAAAGGAGTTCTCTACCTTTTTTAGTAAGGATAGCATCTACTACTACTGATGTACTACTTAAATATGACATATAAATGGGCTTTTAAATAAATATGTGTTATTGGAAAATTAATGTATTTGTATCTGGATTGATTAAATTTTGCTGCCTTAAGGATTTAATTACATTACCAGAATTGTCTCTTACTATAGGATCTATATATTGAGGAAATAATATTCCGTCTTGAGTTATAGGAGTCCCTAAATTATAATTTAATATAACATTAGTTTCATCAGGAAGTCTTTTTAGAATAATATACTTGCAAATTTTTGCAGGATATGAAGATCCAGATGTGTCCGATAAATTAAGATCTCTATCAATAGTTATACTATAGTAGGACCCAGTTGAATCTATATATGGTTGAACTGACGATACTCTATATTCAGAATTTATTGACCATCCACTTCCTGTATTATAAAATCTTAATAAATCCATTTGATTTAAAGTGAAATCAAATACAGGCGTTTCTATACCTGGATAACTACCTGTGAAAATAAAACCTTCATCATAATATGCAGATTGAGTAAGAGACATTTTTATAGTTCTTGGATCTATTGCAACCCAACATGTATCTCGATCTGTTATACTTGTTATAAACTCTACAGAATCAACTGTCCCTCCTCCATTTGGATTAAATTGAACCTCAGATAAACTATTAACAACAACAATATCATCTGCAACCCAGTCAGAGTAAGTACTACTTGGTAAATTAATAGTGAATTTATAGTTAGAAACTGATTGTGGTATTTGAAATTCTGGTACATTATAGAATACATTATTTCTTGCTGAGGTATTTCTTACTTGTAAAGATATATTTACCGCCGCTGTAGAAGACCCACCTACTACAGAACTTCCAGTTATTTGTAGTAATAAAGGTGCAAATGCATTAGGTTTATATAGATCTAAATCAGAATTATTTATTGTCCAATAATTAGTATTTCCTGGAGATAAAGGTGTTGTAGAAGGTATAGTAACTGAGCTGGTAACTTGTATAGGTTCATCTAATACGTAATTCATACTTCCACTACCTCCTACATTAAATAAAATAGGGCTGTATCTATATCCACCTTCATATATAGTAAATGTATTATTATCTGTTAGTTTTTGAATATAAGGATTTGTATTATCATAATCAAATAAAGAAACATCTAAAGTTTCTCCTGATTTAAATACATTTTGAGTTGTAAATATATTATTATTTAATTTAGTTAAATCTAATACGTTTTCATCATTATCTATAAAATATTTAATTTGGGCATTAGCTCTTCGAGGTAATTGAAAAGATGAAGAATATATGTCAATTAAATAAGCATATTGATATTTTATTTTATCTATAGTTGCAGTTTTACCATATGAAATATCTCCTGCAGTATATACATTATATTGAGCACTATTAATTGTAGATCCAACATATCTAGGATATATAGACCTTTTTAAATTATAGTTATAGTCTTGAACGTAAGCGTAAGGATTATTAGGATTCGTATATGAAGCGTAGTTATTAATCTGAGAATTATTTATAGATTGAGTTACTATTCCATAGTTAACTGGTATAGTTTGATCGGCATTATAATCTAAATCCCAAAGTATTTGAGATCTTACTGATTGACTAACATTTTGATATAGTGCTCCTAATGAATAAGTTACAAATAAAGAACTTGAAGGAAGCTGTGATATTTCAAATTGAGGAAATTCTTGACCGCTTGTTACTACTATTGTAGAACCACTAAATTCACCATTATATTTTTCTATTCCATCAGAACTTATAAATTGAACTGATCCTGAAGGAGTCATTATACTTCCTGTAAATGAAGTAGATCCTATAACAGATCCACCATCAGAACCTGAAATAAATGCTGTATCTATCGATTGAGAATAATCGTTAAAAGTTACATCAGGTTCATGACGAGCATATTTATTTCTCTCTAACATGTGTGACTTAACTATTATACCAGTAGAGAGATTAGCTCTAGCAGGAACATAGTCTTTAATCATTTTAAATAGAGAGTTATTATAAAACTTGATTAATCTTATGTATTCCCAAATACTATTTTTTTGTGTATAAGAACTAAAATATGTTTCATTAAAATCTACTAAAGGAGTATAAGATGCAGAATATTGATATTCTGGAGCTCCTATTAATTGATCTATACTAAAATATCCTTGAGAAGAAACTATATTACTATTAATTGTATCTGCTGGTGAAAATCCTACTTCTATATTTGTAGTATTGATCCTATTAATATTTTGATAATATTGTAAACTTGCTTCCGGATGCAATAATGAAGAAGATAAAGTTAAACTACCAGTTACATTTCCACCACTTCCTGTTACTATAGATACTTTATAAGTAGATGAATCTAAATCAAATACTCCATCTACAGAATTTATAGGAGTTCCCCCAAATTCTCTAACAGTTAATATATCATCAGGAATACCAAAAGTACTAATAAGCGCTTTTACACCTCTTTCTGTACCTTTACTTTTTAGTAAGTAGGGTAAATTATGATAGAGTCTTTTATATAATTCTTGTTGAATCTCTTTTGCAGAAAGCGTTTCTAAACTTGAAGTAACATACTTTCCTCCAATTGAAGTTATTTTTTCTGATCCTGTTGGAGGAAGTAAAGATCCATCTGCATTGATTCCAAACAACGTATAATAGAGGTTATCTGATACGTTTGAATTTGTATATAACTGAATGCCAAGACCTTTCAGTGCGTCTCCAACAACGTCTAATGATATTCCTGTATCAGGATTATTGGTGGCATTGTATCTATTAGAAAGATCTTTATAGTAGATCCATATATTATCAAAGTGTTGGCCAATCATATCCATAAAGGTAATGAAAGGCTGATTGTTTGAATCATCTAATAAGTACTGAGGTATTGAATTATGTAGTAGATCTTTATTTGTAGAATCATAATAAGATGCACTAAATAATAAAGATTGAGTAGTTGCCGTTGGAACTGCACTAGTTGATCCTAAAAAGTTACTAACTTGAGAAGACGTTACTGAATATAATTGATAAGGTTGGGTTGTTGTAGATTTAGGCCAAGCAAAACTTGATGAATTAAAATACAAAAAGTATTCATAAGTATCAAATTTTTCTATAATATTATCTATAGCTTGTTGAGCAGAATCTATAGAATTTGATTTATAAGATGAATTTCCTGAACCTCCTGCAATTATAGATTGATTAGATTGTTGCTGTTTATATTGTTCTATCAATCCAACTTTATAAACAAAATTGTTTACTCTTTCCGTTGCACTTGAAAAATGCACAAAGTTTGTAAAGTTAGTATAATCTACGTTTATAGCTACAGATCTATCTTGATAATAGCTTAATAATTTTTGATAAGAAGAACTTACTGGGCTCGCTAATAAATTATCGTAGTTATAATATGGAGTAGTTTGGCCGTTTTTATCATTTATTTGAACATTAAAATTAGGACCTCTTAATCTATTTACTTGATCTATATTTTCTGCTTCTACAGTAATAGATACATTATAACTTACTGATTCTGCAACTTTATCTACTATCCACAATTGAGATTTTAAATCAAAATCTGCATCTAGTGGCTCATATAGTTTTATTAATAAATAAGATCCATCTTCATCTTCTGTATATGATACATTACTTGCTATTATAGTTTGATTATTACCTAAATTCAAATAGAATACAGGATAATAATTTTTATTACTTATGTAAGATTGATATTGAGAAAAGCCATTTAAAATACTATCATCACTTATTGTTTGCGATGCTAATTTTAATTCAGTTCTTGATGGAGATATTTCTTTAATCCAATAAAAAGTACCAAATGCAGAATTAAATAATCTTTTATAAAAATTATATTGTATATTTAAATTACCTCTATTATATCCTCTATTTTTTAAATCTTTTTCTGGATCTAAAGTTAATACAGAATAGGTATTATTTTTTGGATTTGCTGTTAAATAAGGATAATAATCAAATGCATCATAATCAAAATCTAATAGATTATTATTTTCATCGTAGATATATAATTCTAAATAATCTTCTGGTGCGCCAAATTGACTATTTATAAAATTAGAAGTTACTAATTGTTTATCTAATGGAGTTAAGTCTTGAGATTGAAATCCCTCCCCTGAATATGTTATATTAACTAATTCCATTATATTATATCATTAATATTTGCAAACGATTGATTAATATCTAAAAGCTGTTGGCGTAAAGAATTTATCTCTTCTATTAGTGCTTGTTTTTCTGCATCTATTACAGATCCTCCTATATATTGTTGACTTGTTTCAACTAAATATGTATGAGAGTTAATAGTACCATCAACAGGTATAGTAAAAAATAATTGGTCGTAGTATTCAAAAAACTGATCAACTGTTATCTCAGTAGTTGGAGCTTCAACAACAGCAGGTTGTAATAGTTCAGTAAAATTAGTATTTATAGCTTTACTGTACGTATTAAGTCCATAAATCTCCTTAACCATTTCTACATTCGCCATTATCTAGTAACTTTAAATATTAAATTATTATCTATTTCATAAGATGAACCGTCAGATAGTACTGTTTTAATTAATATCTTATAATACCTTTCTGGCTCTAATCCGTTCATATATAAGTTAAAGTAACTATTTATTCCATCACAGCTAATCTTTGTATACGAAGTGTCATAATCTATCAGTATATCATTTGTCTTTACATCTTGCAAAGCCCAATAAGATGTTTGAGGGAGAGCCTTATTAGTGATGTAAATAGAGGATGTAGTAAATGTTCTTACAGGATATTTGTCCCTTGAATTTATATTAAACCTGTATTTTCCTGTACCATATTTGTAAGTATCTAAATTATTAGATAGCGTAATTACACTGTCGGTACTATTAATTACAGATAAACTTCCTGTAGAATATGAACTATCATCCCACTTTATTTCCAATGTCGGAGGATATATTGTGTGTGTATCAACTGAGAAGAAGCTTAATCCTATATAGCTTCCTGAATTTTGTTCAATTGCATTAGTATGTTTAGCTATAAATCCATAGTTTGATCTAGAACCACTAAACCAAGTATCAACTATAGAGCTAACATCTACATTTATATCTTTATTATCTGGATAATTAAATGATTGTGTAACTACTAAATTTGTAAACGATCCACCACCAGGAGTTAAATAAAATGCACCATTTCCCCATTGATTAGAAGCTGTTGTAAATTGATTAGGACTATACCAACATGCACCGTTTCTAGTCTCAGGAGAGTCTCCAAACTTTCCTGTTCCCATTTCCCAAGACTGAGAAACTTGTCTAAATTCTAAACTATATGTTGTATTTAAATTCTCAGCAGTAGCTAAAAATAATCTTAAATTAGTTTTCCATGATCCTGTAGTGTAGGTTTTTAATATAGCAATATCTGAATCAGAAAAAGATATAATAGCTCTTCTTAAATTGTCTTGAAGTAAAGGTTCAGAGGGAACAGGATCTACAAAATAGTTAGACGGATTATCTGAATTCTTAACTGATATTTCTAGTATTTCATCAAGACCTGTATTAGCGGCAGGACTACTTGAATATAAAGTAGCATCAGAAGAAGCAAATATTTTATATACGGCCATTTTTTATTTTTTTACATTGTTACTACACGACCTTGAATATCTGTATTAGGGAATTTTACTTCAAATATAGAAGGATCTAAAGAAGGATAAATAACACCATTTAAAGAGCCTGCTGATATATCGTAAGAGTATTTTGAATATCCATCAGCTTCACCAGATTTATTTACTATCCTCACATCTTTTACTGTTTGAACTCCTTCAACTACATCTAATAAAGAATAGATGTCTCCTAATATAATTGGTTCATTTATTTGCCAATTATTTATATTAAAAAAGTCTTGTAAAGTTAATATACATCTAGCAATTACATCTTGACCAGTGTAATTAGGTCTAATTATAATTTCAAAATTGCAGCCTATATTAATTACATAACCAGGTTTAATATTAATGGCATCAGTCATCATTCTATAATCTGACAAATATGTTTGTAGATTTTGAAGTAACGCTGGTGAAGGATCTGCTATATTATTATTAGCATCAAGACCTAATACATAAAGACTAACTAATACTTGATCTTTTTGACTAAAATCACCTTGCATGTAATTATTGAATGTTGCGTCATCTTTAGTTATATATGCCTTTGATATTTTACCATATTGAGGAGGCATACTAAGAGTTCTCGCCAAATAATCTTCTTGAGTAACTGCTCTATATTGAGTAGGAAATTCTGCTGCAATATTCATTCTAAGTTCATCTACAGTGTCACCGTCGCCACCTCCTGAAGCAGGATCTACATTATTTACTACTATAGTATTTTGATAGGTTGTATTTCCTGTTACTGTATAAGATACAATTTGAGTTAATTGATTACTTAAAGCATTTGCAGAAGCACCGCCACCCACTAAATATTGAAATGATATACTTGTATTTTTTGGAGCTAATCCATATGTTTGAGTTGTAACAAAGTTTGTTGGATCAAATGAACTAGATAGAGTGCTAAGTCCACCACCAGTTAAACCAACACTTACATTATTAGGATTAGGAAGTACCGCTGTATCGGCAACTGAATTGATACCAGGACCAAATTCTATTTCTAAAGAACCATCAGCTCTAAATCTAGATGTGAACCTTCTAGGCACAGATAACTTCTGTATCATATAAGGAACCTGATTCTGGAATTGATATAATGATGGATAGTTAGCTGCAGTATTTTGTACTGGCTTTAATATATAATCTTGAGCTAAGTAAGGAACTTCATACCAAGTATTACCGTCAGAATCTTTTGCTTCTAATATTGTAATAATAGAACTATCTGATATATTTACGGTTGCAAATCTTTGTGGAGATGAAAAACTAAAAGTTTGAGTTTTAGTTTGTCCTGATAAAGCTTGAACAGTCTTTTTTAGAAGATAAGATGTAGGAACATTACTTCCATTTATTGT